TTGAATAATCAGTATTACAACTTAGTGAAGATGCCAGAACCCATAGATAGCATACCAAGATTAGCAATGTTTTTGGCAGTTATTCGTCCCGGCAAAAAGCATTTAATTGGGAAGACTTGGGGTGAGATTAATAATACAGTATGGGACAAGGGAACTGATGGTTATGTGTTCAAAAAGGCTCACGCAATTTCCTATTCATGGCTTGTTGCGGTGCATATGAATTTATTAGGACAGTCGCTTAACTAGTGTTATGGATCTTCTCTTTGAGCGGCGTTTACCTAACTCACTCATACTACAAGTTGGGCCATGTACAATAATTAAACTCTTATTGTTAAATGTTCGTAAATAGGGTTTAAAAGGTATCCAATCTTCCTTTAAAAACAGATTGATAGGTATAAGTCTATTACTTTCCCACCACCAAATTTCTCCTAGTTCTAGGAACTTTTCTTTTATAATACTGTCTGTAACACTACCATAATCATATATAGTGGTAACCATGTCATCACGGTTTTGAACGATTCCAACGTAATCCTGACTTGCATAGGAGCAAACGGTGATGAACGGGTGTAGTTCGGTAAGTCGTCTGAAGAATTCGTTTTGAATCATTATTTTATTTAACTGTTTATTTATCGGGTAACCAAACTTAATTAAATTAATATATATAGACTAAATACGTGATAGGAGCCTACATTTGTGTATTCAACATCAGTATTTTATTACCTTCAGCGCAACATTGTTGTGCTATTGTCAGGCTATTCACCAAGGAAATACATGCCTCAATACGCCAAACCCCTAACCCTACATAAGGGTGTGGATAATCAAATCCAATTTCAGTTCATTAATCAAGAGCAAAAACCTATAGACATTACAGGAAAAAACATAACTTGTAGGATTCTAAACTATGAGGGAAATACAATTCTGATACAAAAGTCATTAACCTTACAGTTTGCTCCTACTGGAATATGTGCTTTATTTTTAAATGCCGCAGACCTTGAAAATATCGAGGCTCAAAAGTGTTACTATACACTAGAAATTCCAGTCAATGAGTTTGACTTCCCTGTATTTGTAGATCAAAATGCCGGTGCAAGGGGTGTAATGAATATTGTTAACTCAGTATTACCTAACTTTGTCCCGTCATACAGTATCACTATTCCAACTGGACAGGCATTCCCTAATAGTCCAAATGCAAATGGAAGTAGCATCACATACACTACAAGCGTATTAAGTACTAATAACAACCCAATACTAACTATCCAAACTGAATACATTGAGTTTTACGGAAACACAACCATTCAAGGCAGTAGTATTGTAGATAATGATTGGTATGATATTGTAACTACTGAAGAATCATCTAATGTTACACAAACTGTTGGGTATGTGATACAAGGATTCCATCCTTATATACGTATGCAATTCACTAGCAATGCGGGTGCAGTAACCAATATATTGACCAGATAATTTGCTTTAACATTTCTATTGTGTTACACTCAATAGATGTTTGATATCCTGTCTATATTACCTGGTAAAAAGAAACAAACAAGTTCAGGTTGGACTAGCTTTAACGCTATCTGCTGTACTCACTTTGGGCATAGACAAGATAAACGGATGCGCGGGGGCATCAAGTTTGATGGAAACAATTGGTCAATGCATTGCTTCAATTGCCAATTCAAATGTAATTTTGTATTGGGTAGAAGTATAACTATCAAAACACAAAATCTATTGGTATGGTGCGGAATAGATATTCAGCAAGTTAAGCGATGGAGTTTGGAAAGTCTACAGCAAAAAGATTTGATTGACTTTACACAACCAAAAAAATTAAAAGTAAAAATAAAATTCAATGACCATACATTACCTGACGGTGAGATTGTAGATAGTAATAATCCATTGCACAAAGTATATGTAGAATATCTGCAAAGTAGGAAGATAGATAGTAATAGTTATCCCTTCTTAATCACACCTAATGAAACAGGTAGGATGGCAAATAGAGTAATAGTCCCCTACACTTATAATAATAAGATTGTAGGGCATACAAGTAGATTCTTAGATAATAAGATTCCCAGGTATATCAACGAACAACAACCCGGTTATGTTTTTAATATAGATATTCAAAAACCTGAATGGCAAGTATGTATTGTGACCGAAGGTATATTTGATGCACTAAGTATTGACGGTGTAGCATTAATGCATAATGATATAAGTAGTGATCAAGCATTGTTATTAAGTACATTGAATAAAAAACTTATACTAGTTCCAGATAGAGATAGTACAGGACTAGCATTATGTGATAAGGCTTTAGAGTTGGGTTATAGTGTGAGTTTACCTAATTGGGATGTTGATGTAAAAGATGTAAATGATGCAGTAATTAAATATGGCAAACTACCAACGTTGTTAAGTATATTACAAAGTGCAACAAATAGTAAAATCAAAATAGAAATGCAAAGGAAGAAAATTGGCAAAGCAGGAAACTAAAAAGCAGTTGGATTATACACCCGATGTTCAGAAATTATTTCTGAGGATGATGATAACAAATGCAGAGTTATATACCCGTGTTATGAACATTATGAATAGTGAGAACTTTGATCGTTCTCTTAGGCCAGTGGCTGAGTTGTATAAAACACATACAGACAAGTATAGGGTATTACCGGACTCAACACAAATCAAAGCAACAACTGGTATAGATATTGATCCTATTCCAGAATTAAATGATGGACATTTTGAATGGTTCTTTGATGAATTTGAATCATTTACTAAGAGACAAGAACTAGAACGAGCGATTCTCAAGGCAGCAGACTTATTAGAGAAAGGTGAGTTTGAACCAGTTGAGAAACTAATCAAAGATGCGGTGCAGATTAGTTTACAAAAAGACATGGGTACTGATTACTTTGCTGATCCTAAAGGTCGTATCAATAAGTATTTTAATTCAGGTGGGCAAGTATCTACTGGTTGGCCGCAGATGGATAGGATACTGTATGGTGGCATGAGTCGTGGAGAATTAAATATTTTTGCAGGTGGTAGTGGTTCAGGTAAATCATTAGTGATGATGAACATTGCATTAAGTTGGATACAAGCTGGTATGAGTGGGGTATATATCACATTAGAATTGAGTGAAGAATTAACAAGTTTGCGTACAGATGCAATGTTGACCATGATGGGTACAAAGGCGATTCGCAAAGATATTGATACAACCGAACTACGTGTTAAGATGGCAGGGAAGAAATCTGGTAAGTATCGTGTTAAGAATTTTCCTGCTCAAAGTAATGTCAATGACATTCGTGCTTATTTGAAAGAGGTGCAGATTCAAACTACAATTAAGATTGACTTTGTAATGGTTGATTATCTTGATTTGGTTATGCCAGTATCAGTCAAAGTCAATCCAAATGATCAGTTTATTAAAGACAAGTATGTAGCTGAGGAATTGCGTAATTTAAGTAAAGAACTTAATGTATTATTAGTTACAGCAAGTCAGTTGAATCGTAGTGCAGTTGATGAGATTGAGTTTGATCATAGTCATATTGCAGGTGGTATCAGTAAGATTAACACAGCAGATAACGTGTTTGGTATTTTCACAAGTCGCAGTATGCGTGAACGTGGCAAGTATCAGATTCAATGCATGAAAAGTCGTAGTTCAACGGGGGTAGGTATGAAGATTGACTTAGAATATGATGTTGAAACTATGCGTATTAGTGATACAGGTGGCGAAGGGGAATCAAGTTACACACCTAAACCAAGTGCAAATGACATTATGAGTACATTGAAACCCCAATCTACTGTAACCGACTATACTATTGATCAAGCTACAGGTGAGATAACCATGGAACCATTGACTAGAACAGTTCATGCTGATGCACAGGGAGCAAAGTTAAAATCTCTATTGAACTCACTAAAGAAATAATTATTCGGCAATCGCATAAATACATGTAAGATAATTATATGCAAAAACAAACCCGATCCCTCTTGCAGGAATTAGAAGAACTAGGCAATAACCGTGACACCAGTCACATTATTGAGAGTAGAGCCCATAATATCATAA